CTGGTGTTGTTGAGGATAAAGGCGGCACAACGCCCAGTTACTGCGGTATCGGGCCGGGTGGGTATGATTGCCAAATATACTCAAATGTGATGCACCAAGTTCGCGGTGCTCATCACCGGGTGTTGGGCGGAGATCACAGTTCCATCTTTGGCGGCAGCTATGGGACTGTGTGGGACGGTACATACAGTGTGATTGTTGGTGGTACGCAGAGCGAGGTCGGCCCCGGTGCGTCTAACGGTGCAGGCGTTATCGGTGGGATACGTAGTCGTGCTAGGGGGCAAGGGGCGGGTGCAGTATTTTCGGCTGAATCGGACGTTTCTGGTGCTTATGCAATTGCACTTGGCGGGTATCGACTCAAGATCACCGGCACTGCATCTGCAGGGGTTGGCAGAGAAAACACTTGCAATGGCAGTGATTCGTTCTTCTGGGGACGGGGCAATACGTCTACAGGTAACTACAGCATGGTTGGCGGTTATCTCAACACGGTGGGTTCATCTCATGCCCATTCCCGTGTCGATGGTGGCTATCGGCTGACAACCACTTGGGGCGGTGAAACCATTCACTGGGGATACAGAGACACTGAGAACAGCAACACTCCGTATGTTGCACACAAAACGGTGTATCTGCGGAAGTACACGGCTGGAACTGCTGCCGAAAAAATCACAACAATCGACGGTACAGTGGACACTTTTACACCTCCCTCTGGATACATCTGGGCATGTGAGTTGTATGTCACCGCACGCACAGGTGCATTGCGTGGCGGTGCGTGGAAAATCGAGTATGTCGTTCAAAACGTCTCCGGCACAGTTACCATTCTTGGCTCCCCTACGGTTGTTGCGCTTGGGCAGGATGCACAACTTGGCACAGCAGGAAACGCATCTACAATTACGGTCGGCGTTGTTTCCAATGCTGTGGAGATTAATGTGCAACCACGTTTGGATACAGCCGTAAGTGCCAAATGGGGCGGGTATTTGGAAATTCGAGAGGTGAGCTAATGGCTAAAGAGAGTCGTCCGTCCCTGACGTATAAGTGGGCATCTGGCGGGGCGGTAGCCTCGCCATCAACCAGTAAGATTTCTCTTGGGTGGATTGTTGAAAAACCACCAATCCAGTGGTGGAACTATATTGAAAACAGACAAGACCAAGCACTTTCTTATTTGTATCAGCAAGGTATTCCCGAGTGGGATGATACGATTGAATATCAAAGTGGCAGCAGCTTTGTTAGCAGTGCTGGAAACATTTATGTATCTATTCAAACTGGTACAAACAAGAATCCAGCTTCTGAAGTGGCATATTGGAAACTGTATGGGAAGAAGTTTGTAGCTGCCCCTGCAACAGCAGCCTCTACAGGGACTTCTGGTGATTGGGCTGTAGATGCAGATTACATCTATATCTGCACAGCTACAGATACATGGAAACGTGTAGCCATTGCAACTTGGTAATATCGGAGAAAGAAAATGAGTAAGATTACAAAGCCCGATATTAGCATTCAATGGGCGCAGGCTGGTGTTATTGTTGCCCCGTCTGATGCAAAGAAACAAGCGGGTTGGGTTGTTGAGAAGCCAGCTTACGATTATATGAACTGGCTTCAGAATCGTCAAGATACAGCCATTGCCTACACATATCAGATGGGTATTCCTGAATGGGATAGTGCTACCGAGTATCAATATGCTGCTGGATATGCCACATACATTCAGTACAACGGGATTGTGTATAAGGCATTACAAGTCAGCACCAATAAGAATCCAGCATCTGAAACATCCTACTGGGTTAGGGCTTTTGATAGCTACGGGAGTGCGTCTACAGTAAACAGTGCGCTTACCACTCACATCACTAACTACGGCACATTGGCCAGCTTGAGTAATGCTACAACAGCACGAAGCAACTTATCTGTTTATTCCATCGCTCAAGTTGATGCAACCTTTGCCCCTATTGCTGGTAATAGCGCACAGACGTTCTTGGTAGGTTCTGCTTCCAGTGCCGACCATGCTGTTCGTAAGAGTCAGTTTGATGCTAAAACAGGGCAGGCTACAGAGACAGTGGCGGGGATTGCAGAGATTGCTACGAATGCTGAAGCACTGGCTGGTGCGTCTGATACAGTAGTTCTCTCCCCCCTCAAGCTACAATATGTTCTTAACAACAAGTCTGCAACAACTACAGCTAAAGGGGTTGTAGAACTGGCCACTAATGCTGAAACGATCACAGGTACAGATACAAGTCTAGCCGTCACTCCTAGCAATGTCACAGGGTTGTTTGCTGACAGTGGAAGGGTTTCATTGGGTACTAACGGGTATCAAAAACTCCCCAGTGGTTTGATTATTCAATGGGGAGTTATTACTGTAGGGCACGATACATCCGCCACACTGACATTCCCTGTTGCGTTCACTGCTGCGTGTTTCAGTGTTGTTGGTAATGGGAGTATTGGGTTTGTAGGAACAGGCACTAACAACAGTGCTATTAGTTTCACAAGTGTCGGTACATCTTCGTGTACTGTGTGGAATGATAATTCACTACAAGACATCCGCTGGTTTGCTATCGGTTACTAACAAAAAGAAGGAGACATAGGTGATTCAAATAACAGAACAACAGATGCGCTCCTTCTTTCCCAAATGCAAAGAGACAAGGGAATACGTTGCTGCTATCAATCAACTTCTCACCAAGTATGAAATCAACACCTCTGTAGACCGCCTAGCAGCCTTTCTAGGGCAATATGGACATGAAACAGGGGGGTGGACTAGGCTGGTTGAAAACACCAACTACACGTCTCCTGAGAGGCTGATGAAGGTGTTCCCTAGCAAGTTCCCATCTCTCTATCTTGCCAAGATGTATGCTGGAAAACCTGTCAACATTGCTAATCGTGTTTATGCTAATCGGTACGGTAATGGGGATGAGGCGAGCGGTGATGGATACAGGTATAGAGGAAGGGGTGGTTGTCACCTGACATTCAAGGATAATTACAAGGCATTCGCTAAAGCTACAGGTGTGGACGTAGTGCAGCATCCTGAGTTTCTGGAAGAGCCTTGGTATGCTGTTCTAGCTGCTGCTTGGTATTGGGATAGCAGGAAGATTAATGCTTTGGTTGATAAGAAACAATGGCTAGAAGTGACTAAAGCTATTACCGGGAACTCTGCCATCGGACATACAGAACGAGAAGCCCTACGGGAGCACATTTCCGTCTTACTAGGCTAATAACAGAAGCATATAACAGCTTCAGGGAGGGTGTATGTATAGGAGCAACATTATATGTTGAATTGGATTGTATTCTTGCAGAAGGCAATGTCAGACAGCAACACACGGATGCCAAGCACCAAGCGTCTTGGGTACATGTCTGGTGTCTTTATTGCTTCCATTGTTTCTTTGGTTATGTTGGGGGTGATTGTTGGCCTTAGCATTGGTGTTAGTGCTTTACAGTTTGAGTTTGTATATTCTACATTGAACACCTCGATCTTGTGGATTATCGGGATGCTGGTTGGAGCTTCTGCTGGCGCTTATACGTTGACAAAGCGGAAAGAGAATCAAAGTCAAGATAATCAGGAGAATCAAGATGACAAATGATCAAGCCGAAGAGCAACGGATGAACAAGATTGAAGTGGATGTCGCCGTCATCTCAACTAAACTTGATGGGTTCCATGTGGCTCTGCACGGTATTAATTCTTCTCTGGAAAGACAAACAGACATTCTGAGTAAGTTCCTGTCCTATCAACAGAAACAGGATATGTTAGAAGAGGATGTACACCGGCTTAAAGAGGATTATACGGAGACGAAGGGGTCATTGACTGATAAGATGGGATGGCTTAGGGGGGCATTTGCTGTAGGGACATTCTGTATTTCCATTGTCATGGGAATGAGTGTCTTTGTGGTGAAGGAGAAGCTTTCTTTGTTGCAGGATGTTAGTGAAAGGATTAACAAGATTGAACTGGTATTGACGGGTGGTGCAGGACACTGAATAGACGGCCCCATTGCGGGGCCATTCTTACAGCTTAGGCCAGTTATCGTTATTAAAGAAGAAAAATAACATCATCAAGCCAGCAGATACGGTCAATACTAATGCCACAGCATTTTTCAATACCTCTACACTAAAGAACGCCTCCATCACCCCCTCCACCATCTGTTGAATGTTCATATAACACAGGTGGATTATTGCTATCCAACCCCTTACCGAAGTAGTCAGCAATCAACCTGCAACCAATTGTTCCTCCTACCACACCTATTGCAATAGCCAACACAAACGCTGTTGTCTTGTCAACAATATTATCTGTAAGCTTCCATGCTGCTACCATTGTTGTAATCAGCAACAATGTTATCACACCAATCAACATTTCACCAGTCATTTCCAATTCCTCATTTAATCACCACGCCACCAATGCAAATAGTATCATCATCCCGCACATAAATCCCCATCAGCTTGCTCTTAGCAATCCTGTCAAACTTGTAGAAGAACTGTGTATCTTCTGGCATGTCAATATTCTCCTTCCGTATCTCCACCATACTTTTCCCGTAGAACCGTATAATGTATTTAACCAGAACTGGTAAGCCATGTCTAGTTGTTTCGGTAATGAATGTTGAAAAGTTCCCGTGCATTGTTTCTTCCCATCCGTGGGAAGCTAGGAATGTTTTAAGCTGCTCTTTAGTCATAACCTGCCACACAGTAAGTTGTCTTGTTGAATTGAATGTTAAAGCACTTCCTTGTGCGCGTCAACGATTATTTGTTGAAGATTATCCTGATTGCATCAACAACATCTTGTGCGGGCGTTCCGTCACGGTAAGCATTCAACATTGCTTCGGTGTACATCACTTCACTTCGCAGCCAGAAGCTCCACATGCGACCTCTCCTGCAAGGTTAGTATTGTCGTCAATCTCAATAATCTTTGACAAGTCAACATTTGTCAAGTGTGTAAGCATCTCTTCAAACTTGTCCTTGGAAATATCCTCAAATGGGGCTTGAATATACGTTCCACCATCATACGGAAGAACACTAATTCCGTTGAAGTTGTTCCGATTCTCCCACATCCATTCACCAACTTCGGCCCATTCTTCATCCTTAACAGAGATGGTGCAAGAGACGTTGTGAGTGTTCTGACCTTTCAAGTGACCTTCTCTCACCCAATCAAGGTTAAACTTCTTCACACGCTCAAGCAAATCCGCTGGCGGCTCTGTACGAAGAATACTCCCTTCTGGTGCTGCCTGCGGAACTTGAATGACAGCCTGCTCCTTGGGGCGGAAATACTCATCTTCAACCAGCGCAGGGTGATGTTCTGCAAGGTATCCGTAAATGCTTTCATTCTTTCCCACACGAATGCGGCGTGTATAGAAGTCGTTGTGCCAAGCGTGAACTCCGCTACTGCAACCAAGCACAAGGGAGGATGTGCCAGATGGCTTGATAGTGGTTGTACGGGCGGCTGGATTAATACCAATCAAACTAGCCACACGTTTGTTTTCTCCAATCACCGCTTTAGCTGCTTGCTTCAAGTCGTAGTTAAGAATAACACCACTACCAATCCCCGTCATCCCCACGCCAATCAGTGCTTCCTTTTCCGTAGTCTTCTTCCAGAAGTCACGCAAGTAGTGGAAATCTGTATATCCAGCTTGCAATGTCCCAATGAAAGCTGCTGCCTTAGCGCGGTTGTTCAAGTCTTCTTGGGAAGAAATGTCACTTACGTTTATCTCTGTCAGATTACACATCTGCCCGCTGTGCAGGGATATTTCCATGCAGGGGTTTGACCCGTATTCCTTGTCATTAGTGAAGAACACTCCCGGTTCACCAGCACCAGATGCCTCTACTTTTTTCCAAAGCTCCTTGAACTCGTCCTCCTTAATCTTATTACGCATCAGCACAACAGAGTTGTTTGCTCGCCCACGTTGGGGATTGAGTTCCCACCACGCGCCACTCTTGCAGGTAAGCATCTCCTCATCACCGAAGCTAAACAAGCTCACCAGCGCCGCACGGCGTATACCACCAGCAAGAACAGCATCAGCAATGAAGCACATAATGTCGTGAGCCTCCAGAGGAGTAAGTTGCTCTCCGGGGGCTTTTGTATCCAACACTTTGCGAATATTGTGGATAGCATCCTTCAAAGGCTGCGGGCCGGGGGCTTTACCACCAGATGTAACCAGCATTGCACCCTTGGGACGAATATCCCGATAATCAAATACAGGCTCACTCTTACCGTGGAAATATGCCTCCATCAATACCTTTACAGCATCCCCCCACCCTTCAATGCAGTCTGACACAAGAAAGCGTCGCTTGGTCTTCAACAGCTTCTTAACTGTTGGAAGTTTTTCAACATGGTGCTGCTGTACGCTAAAGCCCAAGCCAGTCCCTCCCAGCAACAGGAACATTGCCTCATTGAAGGCATAAATACTGTCTACCGCCACAAACGCACAGTTAAAGATTCGGCTAGGGGCTGTTTCAATACTCTTGCCCGCAAACTGCAAGCTACGCATACTTGGCAACACTTTCTTGTTGAACACGTAGTCTTTGTAAACTTGTTTAATCTCTTCTTTGATTTCAGGATACTTGCGAATGTGCATCACCATGTTGCGTTCAACCAACTCTTCCCAAGTCTCTCGTCGCTGAATCTCAGGAATGTACCGTGCATACTTCATGTACACTGTAATATCTGAAAGGATGTTGTTTGTCAGCTTTGCTACGTCTTGCATGTTCTGTTCTTCTCCGTTGTTGTTAATCATTCCATCATTCCTCACTGTAATTCTTGTCACTACTATTCTTTCGGAACTGTCGTTCCCCAATCCCTTGCCGACTCATCTTGATAAGCTCTGGGGCATATTCAGGCTTAGAAGCATATAAGGCTTCGATGCTGGCATGTCCTGACTGTATCCATGCTTTGTCCAGACGCTCCAAGCAGATGAAATATTCACACGTTACGATCTGGTTGCTAAGATTTCTGTGTTCGCAGACTAACGATTCGATAGGTTTCGAAGTGTCAGCACCTAGCTTGTACAGCAATTCCTTAATCTTCTCATCTGTTCCATCAAAACCGGGGCAACGGATTAAGTCAGAAATGCTGATGTTTTTATAGCTTACAAGTTGTGTCATGCTTCTTCCTCAACGATTGTTGTTTCCATGTAAATATCTGAACAACTGCTTATTGTATCTACAGCATCCGTTGCTTGGTCATCAACATATTGCAAATCTTCTTCGTTGTTGCTGAACACTTCAATGACCATTTTGTACTTGTATCGGCTCATACATATTCATCCTGTGGGAAAAAGGCATTCATCGTAACAGGGGCTGCTGGTCGCAGAGCTTCCAATACCATCTTTGCAAGTTCACGATGTTCTTTCTGTGTACTTTCATGCAGCCGTGATTTCAAGTAGAAAATCCAAGAGCGCATGTTGCCATTGAAATACAAACGACTCGGTGTCAACCCCTCTGGAAGAATAACACGCGCCACTTCCTTCGCGCCACCGTTATTCACACACCATTCGTAGTTCTCTCGCACTAAGTCTAACAGCTTCTCTTGTCGTTCTTTCCACTCAATCACAAGAGGATGATCTTCAGCCACTTCAATACTGGATTGACGGTTGTCTTCATCTTGCAAACGAAACTCACGAATGTAAAACTCTCCGAGCTTTGATACATCCTGATAACGCTGTGAAAACTCTTGCGGGGGCATAGATGAATGTCGCAATGCCTGACGAGCAATATCTCGTGGAGTGTTGAACTCCAAGCACACATTGCACATTGTAAACGGACTGACATGCCCTTCCCGCATCATATAGTTCAGCAACCCCTCAATCTTCGGGTTGTCTTGATTGTCTGGATTACTCACTCGTGCAATGTAAGCCAGATGGTTATCTAAATCAGGTGTTGACCATACCACTTTAACACTTTGTTTCATTTTCTTTTCTTCCCATAAACCCTTTGTTGCCATTCCTTATAATGTTCCTCACAGAGTACATTAATCCAGTTTTCGTTGCGTAGTGTTCCCTTTTCGCCACATACCATACAAGTCTCTTGACACACCCAATCAGCAATGTCAATCAGACATTCAATCATGTCACACTTGTCCTGAAAGGACTCTTCTTCCAAGCAGTGCCAATCTTCAGGGAAGTCCCAGTAGACTCGCAGCCCGCCGAACTTCTCTTTCATCTGTGCTACTTTCACCCCTTCAGCAAGCAATACAGCTTCCACTTTCTTTGCTGTCTTTTGCCATCCATCAGGGCATTCCTTATAGGCTTCACATTGTTGCCAGATGTGTTCGGGGATGTCTAATAGAATGTCGTTGTCATTCGTCGTCTGATTGTTCATACTTCTGCTTCCGTTTGTCACGCTGTTCTTTCACAGCACGTTTACGTTGTTTGGCCTGTTGCTTTGCTTCTTTCTCATTGACAAGTTCGTTGTCAGTGTCAGAAACACGATATGTTTTACCCATTTATTGTGTTTTTCCATCTTTGCAAAGTTTATCAAACTGTGGGGACTTACGCAAGAATGACGTAGCGCCTGCACCCGGTTCAACATAATACGCAGCCTTAGTTTCTACACCACAAACAATTTGATAATCTGCTGATCGGTAGCTATCCCATCCACACCCGACCAAAAGGGTTGTCAGTGCGATAGCAAATATCTTATTCATAACAACCCTTCTCCACATTACACGCATAATCATAATACGTGCGTCCATTGACATCAAGCCCTAATTCATCACCAAACACATCATCTGTGCCAATGGATGATATTTCACATACCAAATCATGCCACAACACCTTATCACCAACAACAAACTTCTCTTTAAGCCAATGCCGCCGCTTCTGCATACGTCCGTCCATATAGCACCATTGAAAACTTATCCAACACACAGCGCATTGAATCAATATCTTTCCGCATCTTCGGGTCTTCCTTGAAATACACGTTCTCGTAGGTGTTTGCTACAGCACACAGGTTGTAAGCTTCACCTAATAGTTCGTAATACATGTCCATTGTTATTTCTGGTTTTGGAAGGTCTGTGTTCATTTCCCACTGCTCCCAAACCCACCTGCTCCACGTTCAGTTGAAGACAATTCATCAACCAATTCAAAACTAACTTGTTCGTAAGGAATAATCACAGCTTGAGCAATGCGATCACCGTATTTGACATCAAGATTACCAACCGTGTTTGCCGCCATCTTCACCATTAATTCCCCACGAAAATCTGAATCAATAATACCTGTACAGTTGGCCAGACGAACGTTGTTGTTGAATCCATGACCACTGCGACTGAACACAAGCATAACATGGTTCTCTGGAATCTCAAATGCAAGACCAGTGTGAAACCGACAAGAGCTTACTGGTGAAACATGCCCTTCAGAATTGGAATAAATATCAAAGCAAGCACTTCCCGGTGTCGCATAGGTTGGAATGATTGCATCTTCATGCAGCTTCTTAATCTTCACATTCATCTTTCATTTCCTCAGTTTTATCAAGCCAGATTTTCTGTTGCCAGAATATAAGCATAACATTATTCAATGTCGCTTGCAACGTCTTGTTCATACGGAATGCTTTGGTCTTCATAACAACCCACAGCTTTAAATATCCGCCTAGACATCCAACTCCCCCCATCAACACTTACGCTTCCACAACTACAAGTAGCAAAATCGTGGCGGTTGTCAGATGTAATAACATCCCCACAAGATAGGCATTTAACTTGGTTCAGGAAGATGTCACCAATGTTGTATTTACGCCTGACAGCTTCTGGTGTTCCTTGTGGGCATAAGTCTCTGTATGTGAGTTCATTCATACTGTTTCACCAATAAGTTTGTCCAAATACCAACGCGCTTTCTCAAGAGATTGCTTTCCACCTTTCTGCTGATAGCGCCACAAGTATTTTACAACATTGCCGCGCAAGTAGCCATGGTATTCTTCATTAGACATTTGTGCCTTGATAGCCTCAATACATTCAATACCGGAAGCAGATTGGTAATGAGATGGGGAGTTTACAACATCATCTAAGATCACTTTAGCCATCTTTCTTCTCCGTTGTCGGTTTGTATTTGCCAAGCTTATCACGTTTGTTCAGCTTGTTCAATAAATAGTTAATCTGTTCCACTTCTCCTTGATAGAAGCATGTTCCAGATTCACTGTCCTTGTTGTCAAACACCCATTCATAATCTTCCAGATCAAGGTAGATTTCACCAATATTGCAGCATCCGTTGCTACTACAAACTTCGTAGCGTTCATTCAAATAAATCCATTCATGGCTCTTTGGTTCTAGTTTCATTTCATTTCCCCTATACAAAATACTGACAATCAGGATGCTTTTGGTTACGCCAAAGAGCCGCTTGCTTTTCATGCCACTGTGCTACAAGTTCACACGCATCCTGCAAGGGTATGCCACCAGTACACCCAATCTTACGGCAACAATGCTGTTCAATTGTTGGAGAGGTGAGGCCGTAATATACATCAAATCCAGTCATCAGGCACATGTTCATACTGAAAGTATCTCTCCATAGTGGTGTGTCACATTCAGCTTCTTCCCAGTCTCTTTCTCAAACAGCCAGATAAGAGCTTCCGGTACGGAGTAGAATAGCTTATCCACCTTCACGTTGTCAAGGACAACAGTTATGGAGTCCTCTTCATAATAAGATGCGTTGCAACGAGAGAAGCTTACCCGGTGATGTACGGCTGCATGAACCCCGTTAGTTATGTGTTCAGGCATTTACTTCAACCCTCTTCGTCAATTTCCATTTCAAGATAATTGGGATGGTATAACTCTGTTGTAAAGCCACCTTCGCGATTAATGACACCGCAAACAACGCTGCTTGTCATATACACCCATTCTGAAAGTTTGTCAGAAGTGTGCTTGCACACAACCTTAGTACCTTTCAATTCAGGATTGAACGGAATGCGCTTGGTTGTGACAGGGATTTCAAGTTCAAAACCCCATACAGAATAATACCCGGCATCTCCAAAAAAGCTCAACTTGTAAAGTGCGTAGCCTTGATCATTTTGATAATTAAGCATAGGGAGGAAGGCATCACATAATTTCCCATTAAGGTACACCTTAGCAACATCTTTGTATTTCGTCCATGCTGCTACGCTGAAGGGGACACGCTTTGTCTTCTGTTGTGTTTGTTTGTTCATAACATCCTCGCTTGGTTCTTTGTAAAGTTCAAAATGAGAATAGTGGGTAGGTTTGCTGTCTTCAGTTGTAACAATTTGATCACCAACCACATGCGTCACTGTGGAATACACATAACCGTCATACATCCGCCAAGCAAAGGGGCTGAAATCATAACTACTCTTTAACAACTTCACAGTATCTCCAATCTTAAACGTGTTCATTCTCATTCTTCTCCCATTCTTTCATAGCATCATCTGGATAATGTCTTTTCCGGGCATGGTATATGCAGTTATTACATTTTACAAACCAGACGGTTCTATCATCGTAATAATCACCACACCCAACAGAAAACCACTCTCTTTCTGAAAGCATTTTACCATTACCGCCGCACACTGGGCAAGGTTTCATACTTCTTCCCCAATTGTCCAATTCAAACTAGCACATTGTTCCAGCATATCCCCAAGCAGCCACTCAAGCTCACTCTCCGCTGACGGGATTGTTGAAGTCATTGTAACAGTATTCCCTTGCCAAAGCAATACATCCTTCTCCCCGTAACATCCACCAATATAATAACTGTCTCGGTGATTGGCAAAGCGCCTGAAAGCCATTGATTGCCAGATATTCATTTCCAATGGCAATGACATGTTGCGCCAAGACATTCCCGGTTTGGAGAATGTTTCACGTATGACGTTAGCCATTGCTTCGGGGAATGTTGCTGTGAATGTGATTGTGTACATACCTGCTTCTCCACACATTTGTCTTGATGCCTCATCTTACTTCCCTTCATTTATTGTGTCAACTATATTTTCACACAATACAAAAAGAAAAAGCCCTGACAACCATTAAGTTGCCAGAGCGTTATAATGTAACACTATTTGGGGAGCATCACTTGGGGGTGATGAGCATTCCAGCACGTTTCTCTTTGTCATTTACAGCTTGACGTTTGCGGCTTCGATGTCCACAATCATTGCAAACCATCTCAACAAACTTACTGACAGGCGTGTATGAAGCATTCCCTGTCTCAGCCACTTCACTGCTACCGCATACAGGGCAACGATGGAGATTGTCCTCATAGTAGTGACCAGCGTTAGCTGTGGGATTGGAATCAAACGACCGAAGCTTCATATAGACAGCTTCAAGTAGCAACACATCCTGTTTGTTGTAATCCATCATCTGACAGAATGCTTCATTATCCCCTTTCAATACATTGTGCCACAACTCAAATCCACCAGTATCAATCTTACGTCCAACACCAAGATACTTACCCAAGTCATCCAGTTTGTTTGTATTGAACTTGAAGTTCTTCTTGGCAATAGCCAGTGTATCAATCCTCTTGACATTCTTCAACGGTGGAAAGGCATTCTGAATTAGCCGAGCATTCAGGATTGGATAGTCAAAACCATTAAGATTATGAGCTACAACCACATCCGATTGTTCAATCGCTTCATACAGCAAAGCACAGATGTTGCTGTCATCACCGTTCACAGGATCATTAGCAAATGCACAATGCACATCATCTTCACCAAGCCACTTCCATGCGGCTGTGAGCATATAGCTCCCTTCACGTTCAATCTGGTTGCTTCCGATGTTCTGCTTCCATCGTCGCCACACATAAGCTAAGGTGGGGGCTGTTTCCAAATCGAGTAGAAGAACACGCATTCCAACCTTCTGTAGTTTCTGGGCAGGCGGATTCTCAACTTTCTTCAATGTATCATAAACTGTAGCACGAGCAATTCCAAGAATTGCACAGGCTTGGCGTTGACTAAGACTAGATGCAACCAGTTCTTTGTATTTGTCAAGCCAGTCTGGCGTATTTAGTTGCATCAATCTTTCTCCGTTACATCATACTGATAAATCTCAATCACCAAAGCATTCTGTCCAATCAACGCGAAGTAATACAATGCAAGATGACTTGGTAATGGGTTTGGGTATCCAGCAACAGCTAGGCACTTTTCTACAATGACATCATTACTGTAGAACAAACCACTTTTGTTACGGAATGGTGTATCATCAACAGTTAATCGTTTCAGCAGGCGCATTGGTATTCTCCGCATCACGTTGTTGTTTCAAGTATTCACGATAGGCATCCCGCCTCTTTTCCTTTGTGCTGTATTCTTCCGGGGCGACACTTGTGTCTAGCCCAATCTCTACAAACTTAGCAGATTGTTCAGCCGCTGGAAGTTTACCGAAGGCAACGCATTGCTTTTCGATAATAGCATCTTCCATTGACATTCCCATGCGTTCACTGTACGTAACTACGGAGTGGCACGAAAAACATAAAAGACGCAAATTCTCTTTATCACAGAACATGTTATGAAGGAATGTTCCAGCAGTTTCCCAATCACGGATAGTACCGCAAGGTTTGATATGGTCGGTTTCGAGTGCGGACTGCGGGAACCAGTTCTGGCATATTTCACACTGGCCAACTTTCTTCACTCGTGGGTTATTAACTCCACTTCCTTCAAAGTTAGGAATCACCATTGAATTGCGGTATTCAATTTTCAAAGGATACCGCTTCCAACCCATACGCAAAGTTCCACGAATGTATTTGAAAAACTCTGCTTTAGTTTTCCAGATTTTCGTATCATTCCACGGGGTATAATGGTATCGCTCATCTTGTTTCTTTTTATTCATCTAAAACCCTCTCCCATTCATCTAGCGGTGTGTACATGTCCTCAATGTCTGCCACATGTCCATCAAATAGCACAAACAGCTTCCACCCACCCCTGTACATATCTTCCTCATCTTCTCCATTGTAGCAACAACCTGTGCATTCATCGTCTTGCCAGTGGTATTCAGCTTTTGTAAATATAGGTTCAAAGCCGTAGTAGCCGAAAGAGGACTGACGTTTATACCAAACAACTTCTTCGTTGTGTTCTGGCCTTCGCCAACCAATCTTATATATTGGCATATCCCGTTGGTTAGTCATTTATTCCCACCATACATTCTTGTCACAAGGGATGTAATTGTTATCTGGATTCTCTTCATCAAAGTTGTCCAAATCTTCTTGTAACCGCTTAACACTATGGGTGTAGTGGTCAATTTGTCCTTGGTAATACACAATATGAGCTTGAAGACAACGCTTCATTCGTCCAGTATCTTTCTTAGCACCCTTGCGGATGAAGAACACGTTGTAATTACTGTTGTTTGGATGAGACAAATCAATGCAATCTTCAGCAGCGTATTCAGTGAACTTTCCTTTGTTGCAAGGTTCCAATTCATCCATGTTAGCAATTCGTTGGATGTTAATCTTTGTACCAATGTCTTTCTCAAAGAATACTTTTCCGTCAGAACCAGAAGACCAGTATGTATCTTCAAGGGCAACATCTCCTTCGTGTGCTGAAAGGTTAGGGACGGCTTTAGCAATACGAGAACAGCACCAGTATTGATATGGGTCAGTCCTGTCTTCAGCCCATTCCCAATGCACAACATCACCAACGCGAAGCTTTACAGTATTATCAGGTGTCATAATTCAATTCCAATTTTCTTCAGATACTTATCCAAACAGAAATCTTCACCCTCTGTCCGACGAAGCCACATGAACCAATTCATCTCTTCCAGACGTTCCATTCCATCTTCAGGCCACGAAGCCTTGTACGCTTCAATGATCCGTTCCCACCGTTCTTTCTCTGTTTCAGCGCCGGACAGAATAGCTTCAGCACTAACCTTACCAACCCCTTTAGTAGAGCGCAAGCTGTATTTCTCAATAATCTCTGGTGACAGCTTACCAAGCCCTGTCACGTTGTCAGCAGCATCCCCTGTCAGCACCATCATGCAATGATTATATTGCATTGCTTTTTTACTATTCCACCAGATTCCGTCTTCTGGCTTGTTGTAGTTATAGCTCCAACCTACATGATTAGCTGCAATATCCTTATCAACAAAAGCAATGACAGCTTTGTACTGGTCACGAGATTTTGCTTGCTTCAAGAAGAAAGAAGAGAATCGTGTCACAATGTCGTCCGATTCTTCCCCTTGTGAGACAACACACTTGTCCTTGTATTTCACCTTAACCCAGTCAGCAAGCTCTTTCAGCAAAATTGGTTTATCTCCAGTTCGATTTGCCTTATAGCGAACAAACTTAGCTTCCTTGTGCTTGCGGAAATTGTCACTCCCTTGAATACAAACACGGAAGTCATCGGCGTTTGTATTACGAACAATTTCCTCAATCCGTTGTCGAAATGTGTGACAAGCATAGCTGATTTCACCATGCAATGTAACAACAGGTGTCAGAGAATAATCTTCCTCACTCAGTCCTTCACCTTCCTCAGTGAGCAACCACTCCTTAAATTGCTTCTTGTTCTCTACAAACCACCCACCGTTACCTGTCTGGATATGTGTGACAAGGTAGGTTGTCTTTTGCTGACACACGGCTGCTTGAAACAGCAATGTATCTGCATCAATAATCACTGTACGTTTAGACAAATCAATTGATGAGAGCAGCTCATCATCAAGCAGCACACGAGACATTTTATTATTCCCCCTCTGCAAACAAGTATCCCACCACCTCAGCAATCAAACTTCCTTTCTCAGCCACTTCCTGAATCTTGTCATTAGCCAAACCATTAACCAACGTATTGATCCATCCCTTAGACAGCTTGAATGTTTCAGCAGCACCAGCAATGTCAGATGTGTGAGTCTCTTGCTTCATCAGCAACCCTAACTTTGAAGAAACCAGATTGTCTACGACTTCCTTGAATTGGTCACGTGTCTTTTCGTTCTTCATAATGGCATCAATTGCGGCCCTATCATTCAGAGGCGGACGCCCTACATTGCGTTTTTGTTCAGTCATTTTCTATTCCTAATTTGTAGCACATCCTTGTGCTTTGGTTATATCAGAAGGGGGGGAAATCCTCAAAATCTTCTTCAGCTTCCGGTTCGGGTTGCTTCGGCTTCGCTGGAGCCTTGGGCTTGCTTGCTGGTGGCTTGTCATCGCCCTTCTCAAACACTTCCCGCTTTGCAGCATCTTCCTCGTCAGCAACAACCGTACCGAAAGGACTACCGCCTCCACCAGCGGGGATGTATTCAATCAAGTTTTCAACACAAATGCTGTTCAGCTTGGCAAACGTACCGAAGCTATTCTCAACAACATCATATGCTGCCTTACCAGTGCTTCCATTTGCAACCAGCTTGGTCTTGGTGATGTCCTGCACCTTGCCATTCCCAATCTTCAGATACACCTTCGGAGCATACTTCTCGGGGATAGGATTGCCATCCTTGTAAGCGGTGGCGCGAGCCAGCTTGATTGTGAACTGTTCATCCTGATTCTTGAACGGCGGATCAATGTCGAACTTTTCCGTAAATTCATCATTATCGAATTGCTTTGCCTTCTGCTTAGGGAACTTCTTGTTCCAAGCCTTTGCATCTTCTTTACTGACAACAACCTGAACACTCCACTCCTTCTCTTCGGATTGGTACTTGTTCTTCGGTTGCTGAATATTTGTGTAGAGGAAGCAAGCGTTGTTAATAGTTTCCATAGATTTCAGTCTCTCTGTATGAACGTCCGTAGACGTATAATGTAAAGCAAGCGCACGTCCTATTGTATAGGATGCTTGCCGCAATGTGCTAACGGGATGTTAGCGGGATAGCAACAACACAACGAAATGTCATCTTGCTGCGTTATTTCTTCTCTGCCCAAGCCACAAAGGCGATAATGGTGATAATCAGGATTGCTCCCGCCCACAAAGGGCTTGTCACAGCCCACCAACTCCATGTTGCTACAACACCAATTCCTGCCAACTTCAAAGTCAGGAAGATGAGGAAAAGAATTGTCAGGACTGGAAAGCCTGCTGAACCAGTTTGCTTGTTACGTGTCATTGTGTTTCTCCTAGTTTATTTGGTTGCCCAAAGTTCTTGTGCCTTCTGCAAGGCTTTGATCAGGTTGGGAATGTCTTTGATGTAGACATGTGCGCTGCTACTAGCACAGTCTTGAATCTTCACAGTGTTGTCATCTCGTTCAACAAACTCTTCATCCCGGTCATACTCCGCAAACACAATTCGTGTGACAGGCTCATCACTCACATCACGAATATCAATCTTAGCCATTTTCAATTCTCCAATTCAGTGTTCAAGCTCAAACTCATCAGCATCAAGATACCAATGAACACCCTCTGCGAACTCAACGTGGTAAGCATATCCGTCAGGACTGTAGGCATCTTTTGTGACGTACACAATCTTACCACGTTGTCCTTGTTCAAAATAGTCTGGATCAGCAACAGATGTACGGATGTGCTGGCCAAGATGTTTGTGCTGTATGCCGTGTTTCATGCTGCTTCTCCACCTTCAGGTTTTGCTTCAAACAGTCCACGTTTGCACATCTCCATAAACGCAGGACGCCAAAGCAAGTTGGACAGTTCACGAATTGTGGCTACATCCTTGTATAATTCTTCCAGATGTTCATTTGTTGCCTTGCTGATTTCATAGGCTTGCAATGCCTTGTCTGCTTGCTCAAGCATTTCGATCAGCGGGGATAGTGTAGTCATGTTATACCGCCCCCGTTATCGCTTTGGCAACGCTGCAATCTGTTGAAGGATTTCATTAGCGGCATCTTCAGTCAGATAACCAAGGACATCATCTGTGACGGGTGTATCATAGCACAAGTCGTAGTTGCACATTACTGCAATTTCATAAGGTGTATCTTCATTACTGTAAGCCCAGCCGCCTGTAATAACTGATGCTTGATAGCCATTGTCAAAATTACTGACAGCCCGGCTTCCACCGTTTGTCTTGTTGGCTTTAAACAACAAGTCAGAAATCTTCACAGCGTTGTTTACTTCTTCCATCTTTGTTCTCCTCAGAACATCTACGTTGTACATTCAATATAACACAGAAGCAGCCAATGTCAATCAATTTATTTGTAAAATTAATTGTCAAACAGCGACAGAGCCAAAAGGAATAATCGTATGCTGCTTCAGCTTTTCTTCGTCAAACTGAGTCTCACTGCGTACATCTACAATATATACAGCATAGTAATCACAGTCAAGGTGTTGTTCAAATGTTGCATACTGATACCCTCCATACCTTCCGTCTTGTTCTTTATCATCAAACCATCTTGGACAGACAAAGAACATCGGGATTTTTATACAATATCCTATCATATCAGCAGGAATTGGTTTTAGAAGTTCTGCAACATCGCTTCTTGTCCAGCCGTCTGCTGTATAAAACCGAAGGCATAATGAGGCTTCACGGATAATCATGGTCTTTATACATCCTTTTCTTCTACAATAATTTCACAATCTTCAGTAATGTGTTGTCTGGCACTCTCTTTGGTGTGCCATTCTCCACGATCTTTCTTGGACACATACACATCTGTTTGCATGTCTTTCACCCAGATTTTTCCACCAGAGCAAATGCGCTTGCGTTTGCTAGGTTTTACACAAATGTAGAACATCTTCATTCTCCAAAGTAATCTTGTTTCATTCATCGTTCCCCTCTATGCGAAGATAACAAACTGGCCAAATCATTTCTTCAGGGAACGCACTGACCAGTGTATTGCGTACTGCTGACACGAGGTTCATACCTGTTGTTTTAGCCCAACTCATCTTGGCTTGTGATTGCCACCATTCAGGGCAAGATAAGGCAATCAGCTTATCAGGTGGCATACCATTGTACCAAGCACAACATTCCGCAAGAAATGGAATAAAGCACTGGTACATCTGTTCTTCTGTTCCGTTGTAATAAAACCGACGATAAACAGACATCAGTCGCTTGTGCGGGTCTTTACTCTTGCAAGCGCGGATGATAAGCATGTCAAGTTTAGACAGGGCCACTTGTGTTCTCCTTAAAAATTTCTAGTGTCAGCGTGTATCATGTCACTCCACAGATCAAGCCAATCCTCGTAGGAGTGATCTTCGCCACTCTTATCTTGGCTCTCTAGCCACCGCTGAAACTCTTGAAGCTCTTGCAGAGCTTCTTTAGTAAAATCTTCAAATGTCATTTCATTTGCTCCAAATCAGTTGCTGTTTCGATGAGGGAATTGTCACACATCCTTGTGTGGGGTGTCAAGGGGTTATTTCAACAAATTAATGCACATCTTTCCAATTTTTTCCAATCTTACCTTCTCCATCAAGAGGTAGCGGCAGCTTCAAATACTCACCTGCTTTGACGATACATTCAACAGTTAGCCGACGAATTTCCTCTTCAATGCCGTCTTCAACCTCCCAAGAGTATTCGTCATGGAACAAACTAATTCTTTTTACAACCTTACCTTTGTACAGATAGTAAGGTCGGAACTTTTCATCTAAGTACAGCTCACCTAATTTGTTGTCCATCATGCAAGCAGCTACAGACTGACATACTGCCCCTAAATTTTGCCCAAGACAGTTAATCAACACATTCTTGCGACGAATAGACAGGATTCTCCCGTCCCATCCCGGCACGTATTTCTTTTTACCAATTGTGTCGTAATGCTTCTCTACGTTAGTTTTCAATTTTCCCAGACCGGGGTTGGCCGACCAGTAATTGTCGTAAGATGCTTGTGCATCTTTCTTAGACAGACCAAGACTTGAAGCCAGCTTTGCTACACCACCTCCGTAAGCAAGCAAGTAAGCCCCTGTCTTTGCCTTGTTACGCCAAGGCTTAAACTCAGGAACATCCTTTAAGCCTTCTTGATTGATGTCAAACTCCTCATGCAAATGAGGAAAGAATGCAAAGGAGTTAAAGGTGTTTCCGGACACAATTATCTGATCATTCCGTTTCACCACAACAAAAGTACTGGGAACAGACACACAACCTATCTTGCCTTTATAGTTCAGCACCTCTTTCTTTTTTCCAAGCACACCTCTCCCCGTTTTCGTGCTATCCAGAAAATTGTAAATACACCTATACGTTGTGTGTTTTCCAAAACTAGAAGTCCTGTTGTACTCCTTACAATGCGACTTAAACCCGGACAACATAGCCACTGTAGAAACTACGTCCCTGCTTTTTTTACAACCCGTGTCAAAAACACACTTATTTCCGCTAATTGTCCCGTCCCACAAAGGTATTTCGTCAAGAAATACTTTATTTTGTTCTGGCGACATATCCAACAGTCTCCAAGACAAGGATTTTCGGTCTAAGAGGGTTCTTACAACCCTACAATGTTCTGACTTGTTTAAGTAAAATCTCACTTCATCCCTTCCTTTACGATGTTGTACGCTTTCTGTAAACCTAATGCCACAACTGTTCAGTAGCTCTTTCATTCTATCAATCTTTCGCTTTTTTACAAAAGTGAACCGTATAGCACCGTCAGGAGAATCTCCGCACAGGTAGCCATCTGCTTGAGTAGCAACAACTAGGCGTAACATGTCGTCAGACAACACCAATCCTTTGTTTAGAGTCTTTCCAAAACACGGCAACCTTACAGTAGAGGATGACGTGTTTATGTCCTTTGCCTGCATGACTTTAATATCTAAAGTTGTGTCCTTTCTCGGACTATACATATAGTAAGGTATTCTGTGGTTAGGTGTAACCAAAAAATCCATACCAACACCTGTGACAGAAATCATATCCCCTTCGTAGTCTTCCCATACAACGTGAGAGGGTGTTACAAAAGATATTACTCCTTTTTCCCACTGAGCAACCTTGTCTGTTGAGGAAATCTCTCCAAAAGTTTTCCACCCGCTAAGGGTTAGTATTTCTGTATCCTCTGAATAGCAGTGACTGTCCCCCTTAAGAATAAGGTCAGCAAAAGCCCCGCCATCGTACTTCATTGTGTAGGCTGCTAGTGTACGGTTTTCCAATGCTGCTGAATCTGTTCCAACATAGTGAAACCCTTCGTCAACAGTGAATAGCTTTCGCATCTCGTTACCAAGCAACACTTTAGGGTCTGCCTTCGGGACATTACAAACAGATTTGTGCTTTACTCGGAATGTCGGGGTGTAGCCACTAATTTCAGCACTCAACCTTCCGTCCCACTCAACACGCCAGTTAGCAAGCCACCCCTCAACAACAGAACGTCTGTTGCGATAGGACAGGAACTTAACCACCTTAGCCGGAACATCCGCTTCAATCTTCAACAGATTAGGACAGATAACACCTGCATTCATAATCTTAGGTGTAGTTTTGATATAGTTGTTCCTGTCATCACGGATTGGCTTACCGTCATCACCCTTCTTAAAGTTCCAGTGGTCGTCACTTGGCATCCAACCGTGATCAAGGAAATACTGCTTCAGTTCAGCATTATCTTCAATCTCCATTGGTGGCCGAACAGGGAGGATTTCATTGGCAACAATGTCAACCACAAACCCGTAAGCATGAATCTTGTTGTCAACTACTTTAGCATTGTGCTTGTCAAGCCACTTTACCATTGTAGCTGACATCTCGCCGGACTTGGTAAAAGGTTTGGCCGGAATCTTGTATTCCTTTTTCTCGCCCTCTTTCAGTTCACGAGGAGGAAGAACTGGGTCAACTTGTGCCTTCAATTCATCCATCTGTACGGTGATGTGTTGTACCAGAGCAACAGCTTTTTCCTTGTCAAACATCACACCGCTGTAAGCTTGTGCTGCGTAGAGAAAGAAATCCTTCTGTACTTGACGAAAGGAAGGATGAATCCAGTTCTTCTCACCATACATCTCAACAGCTTTATTCCACAAGCGATTGAACACACCAATACCAGCTTCTACGTCAGCATCACAATACTGCTCAACCAAAGGGTGATAGAACGAGAACTCAAATCCTTTCGGCTCATTACCAACCATTGCGCCTGCTTCAACAAGTGCTTTACGGTAGTCCATCTTTGTGTTTTCACTACCACTAGATAAGAAATCCAACGAATGTGATTGGAGGTCTGGTTGTAGATACTGTGACAGCACTAATGTATCAACGAACTGAACCTTCTTTCCGTTGAGTGTGTCCTTCCCGCCTTTGCCAACTTTAGGCTTGATGTCAAAAAACTTCCACAACATCCAAGAGTCATAGGACAAAATGTTGTGTCCGACAACAAGAGAGTTGTCAGGGAATGAATCAATCCATCCTGCAATCTTGTCTTTGCAATCTTCTTGAAAAGGAAGGACGGATAACTGCTTGCTGCCATCCAAAGACTTGAACTTGATGTACCAAATCTTCGTTGATTGCAAAAACAGCGAATCTGCCTCAATATCGTAGTACCAACCGTTCACACATTTCTCCAGAAAATAAAAAAGCCCGAACACATTGTCGGGCATTGTGAAGCAATTGTCAATAACTAGAAACCTTCGTCTTGCACAAGCTCCACCTCCCATGTCCGTGGATTCAGCTTAAACTCATCAGCTACCCCAAGCAGGCCATAAGGACGATTCTTCAAAACTGTGAGCCGCACATTTCCACGGCTCCGGTCTGGCATCACCTGCCCTTCAAGACCAAGAATAATCCAAGATAGTGCTTCCAAGGCACTACTTCCCCGCATGTGACTCTTGTCCACCTTTACCCAGTATGGGTTTTCATCCGCATCTTTTGGTGGCTTGTTATCTTGATAGTTGCCACGGTTGATGTGACTGATAGCAATAATGCACACAGGGTTTGATGCACAGAAAGAAGCAAGCTCCGTCATTACACGGTCAATCTCTTTCCGCTCATCATCCACATTCCCCCCGGACGTACAAAGCGTGAGATGGTCAAGAATGATATAACTGCACTTGCTGACAAAGTGCATGTGACGAATCTTATTCATCAGTTCATTGATATTCAAGTAACCAAAGTGGTCAAGGAACACAGCCCTGTCATCTTCAACAATACTATCATATGCGGCCTTGATGTCTTCCTGACTGGCGCAAGATGTTGGATTCTCTTTGAAGTGGTTGAAGTTTACTTTTAGCTTATTAGCTACAAGCCTTTGCAGTGTCTCCTTACGTGTCTCTTCAAGGAAGATAAGACCAACACGCTCACCAGCCTCAATAATTCCGGCAGCAAAATTAGATGTTACCGTACTCTTTCCAGTACCTACACCCGAAGTAAGAAGGACAAGCTCAGACTTGCGGAAGCCACGAATCTTTTCCATCAGGGCGGGGAATTGGGGAATCATCAGGCCGTTTTCACGCTTGGAAATCAACTCTTCAAAGGAGATGTCAGAAGCATACACAATCTTCTCTGTGACGAACCGTTTGGCTTCAAACTGAAGCAACTTTGCCAGTTCACGGCTCCGTCCAGCTTGGATGTAGTCGGATGGGTCTTTCATGTCTGCTGCATATTCAATGCAGTACAGATTGTCTCCAATGAAAGCACTAGCCACATCCTCCGTAGCTTCAGCGCCACGCTTAATACCCTTGTCACGTTCCTTTTGTGTGGCTCGGTCGTTGTCGAAGCAGAGGGTAATCTTCTGGAAAGATTTTACAAACCCTTCGTTGTGGAGCATTGATTCAACAGCGTTAGCCGTCCCACAGGACAAGGATACAACAAAAGGCTCCATGCCTTCGTACTTTGTTCCGCTTACTTGGTCTTTCATAGACTGGAATATACTCAGGGCATCCCATTCTCCCTCACAAGCATAGACGCTTGTATGCTTCCGGTTGATGCTTTCAGCAACCTGTTGCCCGAACATCTTACAATCAACGCCCACTTTTCCAATCACAGAGAAATGCTGCCGGTCATGCTTGTCAACAGTGAGGTCACGCTTCTTCCAGCCACTAAGCTTTCCCTTGGAATCATAGTAAGGGAAGAAATAGGCTGTAGGGGTTTTTCCGTCTGTCTCGCTAATAGACATGCGGATATTAAAACGTTCGCACGTTTCCTTGGTAATACCACGATCTTTAGCAACAGCTATTGGCAACTGTTCAATATCCAGCATTGTTTCTTTCACGTATTTGTTCTCCTCGTATGTTTGTACTTTCTTTTGGTATGCCATTATTCATTATCCTCGATATTCCCTGTTTCCTCAATCCTCTTGATAATCCGATTATGCTCCCACAAGCTATCTGTGCAATGACTGGCTTGATAAAGAATCCCTTCTTTCTTCTGCTCCTCCTTATCCCATCCAAATACAATCGTTTCAGAATACACATCCGAAGGATGTAACCCGGATTCACGATTGATTGTTGAGACGTAGTACCACTTGTCTTCAGTTGGATGTTGTACAACTTGTGCTGCAAGGAACTCATTTACCATTGTGACATCCTCATCCAAAAACTCGCCATTGCTGGTAAATAGCATTCTTAACCAATTCTACATCAATCGGCTTGTCACTGACAACAGAACAATTGGTTGTGTAGACATGTCCATCTGTAGCCAATGCACCTGAAGCAATAATCGTATTCTTCAGGAACAGCCAATGCGTGCATTCCAGCTTTGCCAGCCACTTGTCGCCACGTTTGGACAGAGAGGTCATCTTGATATGTTTCATTGTGTTTTCCTATAACAAAAATAACAACACGTTGTTGGTAGTACCTTTGCTCATCTTTGAGACGTTCCTCAAAAATCTTCAATAGGGCTACATAAGATAATTCATTCTAGCCATATTCCTGAAGCGATATTATGCTGCTTCATCATCCATGTCAACAGATTCTTGATCTGCTTCAGTAATTTTAATGCCTTGATATGGCCGATGCTTCCACAATGGACACTTTGTCACAGGACACAGCTTGATTTCAGCACGTTGGTCACATGTACAATCCAAGCACTTGTCTCGGATGGCTTCACGCAGCATCTTCTTACTGACAAAGCATGTGTCTTCGGCTTCATCTGGAACAGCTTTCACAATGCCGTGATGCTTATTGTAAGCCCGCTTATACTGAGCTTTAGCCAGTGGCTGCAACACTTGGTATTCTTCATCAGTCAATTCAACGAATGTTGACATTAGATTCTTTCCTCTTCGGCTTCATCTTGTTTTCTGTTAGCAGCAAGGCATTGTTGCATGAAATACACATATGCTTCAGCATTGCTTACATTATCTTGTGCAGCCCGCCATCCTTGTAAAGCCAACAATCGTTCTTGTTGGTCTGGAATGGCAATCAGGCTTTCCAACTTCTTCTTACGCTTGTTGGCGTCCCACCCTTTCATAATATGCGAGACAACTGTGTCACACCATTTGTTTTCGTAGAAGTGCTTGATTTCAGCGTGCGCTGAAATAGGGGTTGTTAGTGAAACAGCCAGCGAAACAATCAGGAATGTGTATTTCATTTCACTTCTCCGTACATTGAGCTGTCATTACATCTGCTCGATTATAGACTTGCTTCAACATATTGGCAAGGGCAACGTTGCAATTAATTTTAGTAGAAAACTCTTGCTGTACACTGGCAAGAGATTCATACCGTGGAACCTGTGTTGTCCCGATGTTAGAGCCAACTATGAAAAGCAGGACATACGCACCCATTACTGACACTCCTTACTGATAACATTAACTGGTTTGCGGGATTGTTGAGAGGCAACCATGTCACAACGCTCTACTACATCATCCCACTCACTTTCTGCACCGCTTGGTCTTGCTGCTGCTGAAATAGACAAACAAGAATCAAACCTCACATTACGTTCACACCTATCAACAACGCTGTCATTGGCTATCCCACAAGATGTGATGAATGGTATCAAAAACAGTGTGCGTATGCTCATTCTTCATTCCAGCCATAAAACAAGTCAGTGTAGTCATTGTACAGTTTGTCGATTAGAATATCAAGTGTATCACCCAAATCAACAACCTCACCATTAGGAAACTGTTGGCACAACAATTCTCCCTTGAACCAGTAGCCATCTGTCTCATTTCCCTTCTTCCACCAGACTATGCAAGGGATGAGGGAAGAATCTGGATTCTCAGTTGTTTGCCACTTATATAACTTGACAATCTTGAAATCACGTAGCTTTAGTGGGGAAGCTGTTGGCCAAGTCATTTCTGTTTATCTCGGATTGCGTTGCTGATCAGTTCAAGTTCTTCCAGACCGAACAGGATTAACGATGGAGCAACAGACGGGTCTACAATGTAGAAATACCAGATGTTCCAGTCATCCTTATCATGCTCAATATATCCTTGAACATATATATGCTCTTTTCCAAACATGTTGTGTACAAGGTCAACACGGAGCTTGTCGCTCCCTTCAATTTCACTTATTCTGATTGGCATCTTTCATTTCCCGTATTTTCCTAGAGATGTAGTAGACAGCCGATTCAATACCTTCAGCTTCACTTTGCATCTCTTCTTTCGTCAGCCCACTATTCAACCGGGCGTCCCTATAGAGTAGGGAAGCCTCACATTTCAAGCTGTCTAGCCATTCAGTAATGACTTCTACTGGAATATCCATGTCACTCACCCCTCAACACAACATCGGGGCTAACAACCTCCCAATCATCAACCAAATGTCGGATTGTGTAAGTCATCCAAGCTTCACCACCACCCCTGCCCGGAACAAACTCCAGTCCAGTGCTGAACCTATCAAGGCAGTAAGCCTGTTCCCACCCAAACCAACATACAGGGCGAATCCACATCTCTTTGTTCTCTGGAAGAAGTAGGGCTTCAATCGCTTCGTGCATTTTCATTCATCGTCGTCCATATATTCTGGCAAAGCAAGAATATCGCACATTAGCCACTCCCCTGTCAATACCCCCACTTGATACGGGAGGTAGAAAGGGTTGGATACATAGGGGTCGTAGTTTTCTGTCTGATAAGACAACACCAACCCAAAGCCAAAATCCTCAAGAATATAATGATCGTAGCAGGCGTTTTCACCAACGCCCCATACAACAGGGCGGATGCACTTGGTTTT